TTCTTTTCGGCTAAACCTACCTTTAGACCATCACCAGCAGCCGCAGCAAACAAACCACGCATCCATGTGATTGCTTGGTCGTTTCCGTATAGAACACCGCGTTGCATTGTGATTGGGCTGAAAGTGGTCATACCAGGTACTTGGTGTACGGTGGTGTTGTAGCCGCCTTCACGGTATTGAATTGATTGAGTGGTGATATTAAGACCACTGATATTTGTAAAGCCTCCTGCCCAGCCTACTGATTTACCAGAAGTGCTTGCTGCAGCATCTGATGACTTAATGCGGTCATCAAATGGAGTTTCTTCGTTACGGCCAACTACTTCGAATTCAACATAGAATCGAAACGAGCGTAACGGATCTGTCGCTAGGGTAGAGAAGCGATTGATTGTTGTGTTTGGCATGTGTGATTATCTCCTTTACGCCACAGTAACGGTGGTTCCACCGTCAAATTGACCGATCTTGATAACAACAAATTCAGCTGGACGCTGTAGTGCCACACCAACTTCGATATGGACTTCTCCATTATCAATAGATGCTTGTGGGTTATTTGTTGCATCAACCTTAACAAAGAACGCCTGTTGCGGGGTCGCTCCACGAAGACCGCCCTGTGACCAGAAGCCTGTTAAGAATCCGCTGACAGTCGCGTTGATACGACGCCATAGAGCCTCATCGTTTGGCTCAAAGATCGCAAACTCTGTGAGATCTGTGAGTGCCTTACGGAGGTAAATAAGAGTTCTGCGTACTGGAACATACTTGTCAACATATCCAGTCTTAAGAGTGCGTGAACCCATAACAACGATGCCTGATCCTGGTACAAACTTAATTGCGTTAACGGCAGCGGCAGCAGAGTTCATGCTGTCTAGTTCTGCATTAGTAAGTGTGCTTACAGATACGGCGCCAGCAACACGAGTTTGTAGACCAGCAGGTGCTTTGAAGACACCGCGAGAAGCATCGGTTGTTGAGTAAATACCCACCAAAGCTGCTCCCGCACCTACAGTTTTTACTTGACCTGATGCTCCGCCAACTCCAACGGTTGGGTCAGAGATAACAAGTGCTGGATAGTAAACCGCAGCGTAAGAGCTAGGGGTATATGTAGCAGCAAGATCTATAGCGTCAGAGGCGTTAGTTTCTTTTGAATCAATAACTACAAAGACATCATCTCTGCTTTCTGCGTATGAAATAGCAGCGTTAATAGTTGTTGCATCTGTTAGTCCTGGCACATTAAGAATCAATGACTGCTTAATTGTGTCAAAACCAGAGTAGTCAGCAATAACTGTTACAGCAGATCCATTTGCTCCAGTGCTAAGGGCTTGATTAGATACAATTGCTGGGTTTCTATTTGCACCAGTTGTAGCTGAACCTAAGTCAGTAGCAATTACATAGGTTGAAGCCCCATTAATTACTGAGATTGCATAGCGAGTATCAGTTGAAGTCATACTGAGGTCAGTAAATTTTTCAACAATTTCTGCGTCTGTGTTTCCGCCATAGTAAATAGTGAGATCAAACTTGCCTGTTGTTAGAGAGTTAGAAATTGTGGCATTGAGGTTGTTTCCCCATGTGCCTTGATTTGCAGCAGTTAAACGAAGTGTTGCCAAAGGTGTTCCGGCACGATCATTGAAAGTACGGACAGCGCTTGCGGCTCCAGCTCCTACGACGCGCTCAACATAGGCGCGACTTCCTCCGTTTGCAAAGAACATATAAACACCAAGAGGCAAGTCGTTGCTTGCGACGGTATTCCATGTTCCAAACAGATTTGTGTACTGGCTCCATGAGGTAACCAGCGTTGGTACAGTAGGTCCACGATCGTTAGCGCCGATGAAAGCACCAACTGAATCGGAGTTAGGCCCTACTGTTGATTGAATAGGATTTAGTACTTCTTGTACATAAACCCCAGGGCGTTGAAATGCCATTAGTTTATCTCCTTAGTTTTAAACAGAGTATCCATGTATTAGACCATCTCGTATCCAGTAGGGGGAGTCGTCTTATCCAGAAAGACTTCATCAACAATTGGAGTTGCGGTGACTGCCACATAAGGTGACATCTCACTTATCACTCTGACTGTTAATGCGTTGCGAAGAATACGACGGGCTCCGCCAGTATCCTCCTCAACTCCGTCTAGTTTTGTATATCCATCAAGGAACATACTTCGATATGCCGTTTCAGTACCTAACTGATTTGGCACAGTTAGGTACTGAAACGGCATATCGAAGTATGTTCCTTGATGGATATACAAAACTAG